GTGTAATATTATTAACATAGGGTAGTTTTGAAAAAGAAAGAGAAGAAAGAAGAGAAATCCCAGGAACAGCAAACGAAAGAACATTTAGAAAGACTGGCGGAGCTGCACAGGGAGGCAAGGGGAGGCAGGAGATACTATGGCTAAGATAGGTAGCAGGGTAAAGGTTAAGAAGCAGGGGAACAAGAATAGTACAAAGGTTACTACTGGTTCAAAGGCTGAGAAGGCACACCATCGGGCTGTGATGAAGGCTGCAATGAAGGTTGACTATGAGTCTGGTCTCCTCACTAGAGGACAGATAGTTGAGAAGTATGGTATATGGCGGAGTACACTGCAGAAGTATGTAACTGAAGGGGATTGGGAGTATGCATCTAAGAGGGTGGATGCATTGACGGATGTTCATACTCGTATGATAAAGAAGTATGCAGATCACAGGGCTACTATATCTGATCAGCATCTTGATGAGCTGAATAGGTTAAAGGAACTGGTACTGCTGTCAAACGATAAAACTGAGGTGGATCTGTTATCTGCCAAGGCAAAGACAGTAATGGATATAATAAGGAGTGAGAGGATTGCACTTGCAATGCCTAACGAATATAAGTATGTGGAACAGAGAAACGAGAATGTGTTTAGGGTTGAGGATGCACTGAAGGAGCTTGACTCACAGATGAATCCTCAGATTGAAAATGTTATTGAAGGTGAATTTACTACGGAGGGAAATGATAGTAAAAGACAAGACATCGAAAAAGAAATCAGGAAAGCAGAAGAAAGCGGAGCTTGAGAAGGAAGCAGTTATGGACTCCAGGAATATGCTGGCTTTGATGGTGGCATCAGCAGCAACATCCTGGAAAACTGGCATACCTTATGCAGATCTTGTGGCTTCGGCAGAGAACAATAATTTGAAACCAGATACGTTCTTTCTGGATTTGGCAGATACCATAGGCACAATGTTTACTATGGTGGAGGCTGATATGATAAAGGAAAATAAAAAATGAAATACTGCACTGTTTGCACAAAGGAGTTGCCAGGACATAGACAACGATTTTGTTCAGATAGGTGTTCTAGGGAACATAGGATAGAAGTTTCAAAAAGAAGACGTAAGAGACTTCAGCTTGATCCTATTCCTTGTGCTAATTGCGGTGAGAGTTTTATACCAAGATCTATCCGGAATAAATACTGTAGTAATGATTGTTGGACAGTTGTCCAGATTCAACGTAGGGATGCAAAGAGGAGGCTTCTTGCTAAAGTTCCCAAGGAGAAAGATGCTATTAAAAGATTTCATCCTATCTGGAAGACCCCAGTATTCGGGGAAAGGATTGTGACAGAGGCTAAATTTACAAAAGCAGATACTCCAGAAAGGAAAGAGATACAGGCTGCAGTAGAAGAATATTTAAAGAATGGTGGAAAGATTACCAGGTATGGGGATCAGATAGGAAAGACACTGTTGGAACTGGAAGGTGAGATAAAGTGGGAAGTTTCTGAATCAGAACAAAAAGATATTCAGGATGAACTTGCACATATGTATAAGGTTGAAGAATGTATCTAGGTATTGATCCTGGCTTCTCTGGAGCATTGGCAGTACTGAGTGAGAAGCTGGATGTTATCCACTATGAGGATATGCCTGTTATAGAGGTAGGTAATAAACGGGAACTGGATGAGCCGGGGCTTCGTGATGTGTTTGCAAAGTATTCACCTCATTATACAAAGCTTACAGTAGGTATAGAGAAATCACAGACGATGCCGAACCAGGGGATCGTGTCAAGTGGCAGATATATGGCTAGTTACGGCTTTCTGAGAGGTTTGTGCGTGGGCATGGGCTTGCCGTACATCTTGATACGTCCCCCAAGCTGGAAGAAGGTTATGCTTGCAGACATGCCTAAGGAGAAAGGTTCTTCAATTCAAAAAGTAGGCCAACTCTATCCTGGCATAAAACTAACCAGGAAGAAGGATCATGGCATATCTGATGCAATACTCATTGCCCGTTATATGAGTATAATCCTGGATAAACAATAATGTGCCGAAAGATACTACCAATAAAATTTGTAAACATTGTGGTAAGGAATACACTCCTCATATCCATGCTTCTTCAATCCAGAAGTACTGTTGCCGCAATTGTAAGGAGAAAGCACTCTGGCATAAGAACAAAGCTGCAGGGAAGATAAGGTTCCGCAAAGGCGGGTACAATCGAACTGTATATATAATGTGCTGGCTCAAGGCAAAAGAGAAGGATCATACAACAGCTCCATGTTATATATGTGGAAAAAGATTAGAAGCTGATGGTGACTGGGTGCTAGATCATAAACAGCCCCTCTCCAGCCTTAAAACCAGGGAAGAAATTGCCGACCTGGAAAATCTTGCCGTATGCTGTAGGCAGTGTAATGCCAAAAAGGGGTCTATCCCATATGACGAATTTATAAAAACTCATGGAGGCAGTAAGGTCGAATAAGGAAGCACTGCAGGAGCTTATGGATAAGCTTCAGGATCATGCGGCTTATTTTCAATATTGTTTAAAGATACAGGAGCTTGGGACAAAAAAGCTAATTCCTTTTAAAATGAATCCTGTGCAGAAAATCCTGCATGGGGTGGCACAGCAGCAGTTGAAGGAAATTGGTCATGTAAGAATAATTGTCTTGAAAGCGAGAAGATTTGGTATTTCAACTTATGTGCAGGCACGAATGTTTAAACGTGCTGCAACAATGTTTAACCAGCTTGTCCATATCTGTACACATTCTAAGAATACAACGGCAGAAATGTTCCAGATGACTAAAGTTATGGAACAGAACTATCCAGCCTTTATCAAGCCCCTGTCTCATTATAGCGGGAAACAGGAATTAACCTGGGGGTCTGTTGATGGCAAGGGGTTGAACTCCAGGTATGGTATGAGTACAGTTGAAGGCTCAGAGGTTGTAGGTGCAGGTATTGATATGCTTCACTGTTCCGAGGTTGCACGTTGGGGAGGGAGAGCAAAGGAATATGCAACTGGTTTAATGAACTGTGTAATGCAGGGCTATGGTACAGAAATATGGTTAGAGAGTACTGCCAAGGGAGTAGGTAATTATTTTGAGCGTGAGTGGTGGCGTGCAGAGAAAGATGATTCTGGACTTAAGCCTGTATTCTTCCCCTGGTTTGTATTTGATGAATATAAGATAGAATTAACTGAGGAAGAAAAAAAGGATGATAGTTTTAAAAATTCTCTTGGAACTAATCCTGCATTTGGTGGTGATGAGGAGAAGGCACTGCTGGGGGTAGAGGTATCTTATGATACACCAGAGGGGGTATTAGAATTTAAGGTTGATCTTGAACACCTGAAGTGGCGTAGAAATAAGATAGTATCACCAGAATGTCAGGGTGATCTAAATGTGTTTCATCAAGAGTATCCCACTACAGCAAGGGAAGCTTTTGTAGCTTCTGGTCGTAGTGCATTTGATAGTGTCGTTCTTACCCAGATGTGGTTTGATGCTGATGAGAGGGAAAGAGAATCTCCTCCGAAAAAATTTGAGATACCTGTTAATGGATTTACTTATAAAGATGGTGCAGAAAAGATGCGTTACTTTATGAAGAAAGATCCTGGTGGGGAGCTTGCAGTATTTAATCCTCCGCAAACGGGTAAGGAATATAGGATAGGGGTTGATGTTTCAGAGGGTATCCTTAACCAGACTGGTGATTCAGACTATTCAGTTGTTACAGTTTTGGATGCTGAAACGTATGAGGAATGTGCTACATGGTCAGCAAGAATAGACCCAGATCTTCTTGCATGGATAATTACTACAATTGCAACCTGGTATAATATGGCTCTTGTTGCAGTAGAAAATAACAATCATGGTCTTTTAACCTTGAAGTTTCTCTCAACAATACATAAGTACGAGAATCTATATATAGAGAAGGCTCTTGATGAGCGTGGTCAGAGACAGAAAAGAAGACTTGGGTTTAATACAAATGTAAAAACAAGGAAACTTATACTTGATTTATTAAGAAGATTGATAAGAGAAAAAGCTATTGATATTTTTTCTAAGGCAACAGTTGATGAGTTACAAACATTTGTTATACAGAGAGATGGGAAAGAGTCAGCACAGCATGGATGTCATGATGATAGGGTAATGTCACTTGCGATTGCCGCATATATGTGTTACATGTATCCCTATGATCCTGCCCCTGTATTACCTCTTCCTAAATCGCAAAGAACCGAGTTCTATGTGAGGAGTTAGTAAAGAATGTTTTATGTTGACGAACCAAATATTTACACATAAACTATTGATTAAGTATATATAGAATTATATGAAGCCAAGTAAGAATAACCCAACCCCAGTATACCAACGTAAAGTCGTAAGAAAGTAAACTAGGAAGAGGTAACTATGTCAGGGAAAAAGAAAAAGACTGTTCAGCAATCGAAAAGGGAATTGATTCGTAATCTTCAGGCTAGTCTTGATAAACATGTTCCTTCTGGATATACAGGGGAAATCAGGACTGACAACATGAGTGTTTATAAAAAGGATGCTAATAAATTTTTTAAAATATTTGATCAGCAATTAAAGACACTTAGGAAAACTTTGGGAAAAAAGAAATAATGGCAGAGTATACAATGGAGACAAATGGCTGAATATGGGGAAGTAAAACCCGAAAGTAAAAGTTGGATAGCAGATAGTGATGAAGAGACAAAGGGTTT